GGCTCGTTCGATAGAACCACATTTAAAAGCTTCTGACTCTTACGAGAGCACTGAGTAAAAACCTCTGCGCGGATAGACCGCGCTTTACAAGGGAAAATTCCTCAGTGTACCACCAGTAAGTAGGTGGCAACATAACTGTTTAAGTGCGGTCTGATCGTTTTAGATTCTTGCCAGGGAACATCTCTTGACTCACCTTCTCAAGGTGTTCATGTGTTCCTTTTCAAGGACAAGCATCCCACACACCAGACATGTGGGACCTTTTAGCAGTGCTGAGCTTACGTGCCCGGCACCGGCAAAGCCGTTACGAACAATCGCGGCGTACACAGGAAGAAGATCGGCTGAAAGTCGACCCCCGCTCCATGGTAGTACTGCAGGATTGGCCAATTCTGCGTTGCAGAAGTGGCCGTCGTATTGGCAAATGCTAGCTGGACCACGACCTCATCACGGATGGGGACGTAGGTTGCGAGACGAGTATCTCCCTGCCTCACAGAATGAAACGCCTGGTAGAACCGGGACGGATTATACTGTGGGACATTGCAGGAAATACCAGCTTGCGTCTCTTGGTTTGTCAGTGACAAGCCAGCTTGACCAGTCAACAGACGGGAAGTACTCCCCCAGAGCTCAATAGCTCTTCGAGACACATTACCCGGCGCATTGAACTCAGCTCCCTGCGTCAATCCATTTCTGGAAAGATTGCTGGGCGCCTGAATTGGATCGTCGAAATAGCGTGCCATGGAGAAGTTTCCTGCTTTCACCACATTTTGGCCGGTGGCTATAGCATTCACATGGATGTTTACAGACCCGCGGAACCCAACAAAACAGTCAATTGTCCAATCAATGGGATGATTGGGCGAATAACTGTAAGGCTGGTTTGCCGCTGCGATGGTAGCTTGGTTGTAACCTCGAGAGGTACGTCCAACACCATCAGGAATTCGAAAAATGGGATTCTGGGTCCAGTAATACGCCGAAACGTTCACCGATGTGTTGTTGCCGGCAATCTGAGTGTAACTGAGACTAGTTCTGTGCAGCACTGGGCGTAACGAAGAATACGTTTCACCAACAGTGACGGCAGCAAGATTGCTGTCGTACTCATGCTGTTTCTGATCAATAGAATCATCAGCCACCTCAGACGACTGGATCACACCTGCTGGATCACGAGTAGTGACCAGAGTAGTAATATCAGTCGGCACGGCAAACTGGAAATCAGGGCCTGCTCGCGGGTAGACAAGAATGTCAATTTGCGGGCTGGCCGCTGGGCCAGTGAGGATATTTTGGACGCGGACCGTCAATGAGCCGTTGTAAAGCAGCTTGTTGTACGTATATACTGGCGCAGCTCCATTGGAGTACTGCGCACCAGACGTAACCTGCATCCAGGGGTAAGTTGATTTGTAGGGAACCTCAATCTCTACCTCATCTTCAACCTCCAAGTCCACCACACGGGTGAACGTTGTCGTTTCTGTATCAGGGTTACCTGAGATATCCTGATTAGGATCCCAGGAGATGATAACTCGCCCCTTGTGGTACTTCGTCTTGATAAAACGGAATTTGTAGATCATAGATCCTCGCCAGTAACGAAACATTCGTGAAAAATGTGAAACTGGCGGCGATGTCGTGATTGCACCGTTTGTCAAGGTATAGCCTGGATGGACCAGGCAAGACCACAAAAGTGTGTCTGGCGCTTGAGCATTCGACCACAAAGTGCCCTGCAGAAAACTCTCCCGAGAGAGAAGTTGCTGAAAGGCAAGTGGGTCATCTTCCTCAACACCAGCCGAGGCACTATTAATAGTGACCTCATTCTTTGGGTCAATCGAGAGTTTGTCCAACGGCATTCTTTGTTCCACATTTGCAAAAGCGTGGAAAGTCTTTGGTTGGTAGGGACATACATCATCGATGACCGGTGGGTTAGAATACCCGAACAGCTTGGCTATGCCTGCCACAGCTGTTGCTCCCATCTGCGTAGCCATCGCGAATGGGCCAATATAGGGAACCTCTTCCATCATACCGGCAATATTTGCAATTGCAGTAGCTGGTCCGGAAATTGTTCCACTATGATCCTCATACTCATCGGACTGCAGTGCAAGACCCACAGAGGGGCCTGCAACTCGCACATCCTCTGCCCACGCATAGGTTGTTACAGTGATGCCTGTTCCAACAACCCCATTAGCCGACCTAAGGTTAGCATATTGGAGAAACTGGAGCACTCCCATGTTTGCAAATTGTGCAAGAGAGTTGGCATCCAACCAAGTGGCAGGAGTGAGGAATGGTAACTCTAACTCAGCTGATGACATATTCTGGGGTTCCAGATAGACACCAGGCACCTGAGAAAAGGGCACCTGATCGGCGGCGTTCTGATAAGTCGACCGCGGATCTGCAAGAGGGAAATAGCAGGCTCGCAAACTACCGTAATAAAACGGAGATGCATTAAGCACAAACTTCAACCGCAACTTGCATTGAATTCGTGAGAAATTGTCCAGCTTCTTCGCAATCTGAGGAGTCTGGAAGTACAACGCCCACGGCAGGATGGCTACCTGCGTCGGTGTACTTTCGGGCCACGAAAGGGTATGAATCTTCACTGGACGAGAGAGAAAATCAGCCAGACCTGCTGTGCTGTCTCCGTCATGAGTGTAAGAAGGATCAGTCAATGTGCGATATTGAACTCGCTGACTCAAGGATCCATCTCGAAACTCGAGATTCTCCGCCTTCACTACCGTGGCCTGAGTGGAGTCTGTCTGAGAAGTATCCGCCACTTCAGTGGATTGGACATTCCCATAACGATACTCATGGTACGCACAATACAAATCGTGCGGGCTAACTCCCCTTTGCCGCAAGCACTCAAAGAGCGCATCAGCATTAGGTGTTTTGAAGCCATCCTGAGAATCGTAAGACGGACGGGGTGTGTCTAGCGTGTAACGCTCGGCCAGATAGTCGAGGTAATCCTCCCACGCCAAATCAAAATGGGTTTGCTGCATCCGAATAGGAGTTTCTTCAGGAATGCAGAGCGAATCTTTTCGCCAGTAGTCAGAGGCATTCACTACCACCTCTGGCTCCTGTTGGCAAATTTTGATAAATTTTGGGCCAGGCTAAATTAGTCTAGTTCCCAGGACAAGCCTATACTGGAAACACTAAGGTTTGATCATGAGGTCCAACTACACTCTTCCGTAAATACGGACTTCGGGGAACGCCCAAGTGGGACTCGCGAGCAGCATCTACTTCTTCCTGATCAGGGACGAAATGACGATCACACTCTTACGGCTACATTTTGGTTTAATGGACGTTATAGCTAACGCCCCGGATGCCCTCTAGGCGGAGCAATCCGGACAAGTGCCATCCTCATAGATGGCCTTGCTGGCCTCCAGATAATTCTGGACAAACACATCCCAACGGAGGAATCCATCAGGGCATGCCTCTTCGTAGTACGGCTCAAGACCCGTCTCTGCGATGACGTCCAAAAACATCTGTCTCTTCTCTTCAAACACTTCCTGGCCGTAGTAGGCATACTCACCCACAGCCCCCACCATCACTTGGACGGCATGGGCCTCAGGGCACAACACCTTGCTAGGAATACACTTCACAAGAGACTTGACAATTGAGTCATGCTCAATCTGGGCCACGTGGGACCCCAGAGCTGGCTCATATCGCCACTTCCGCTTGAGAAAGGACACATCATAGATGCTCACAAATGGCACGGATTCAGAATCCTTATCGGCCATAGTGTAAGTCACACCAATCTTCGCAAGCTCAGACTGGATAACTGTGTGATCAAAGTTGAGGATGGATCGCGCAACTCCCATAATGTTGTCATCGCCATAAGTCATCAGGGCGACAAAAGTCTTGAAATCCATCAGCTTGTAACCAATGATACGCCAAACATACCGAATGTACAGTGCGTTGACAATACCGTTGATGATCACGGTGAGCGGATGCCCGCTCGGGTTCGAGCCCCAAAACTCAAACAAGTCACCGTTGAAATCAGTGAGTGGGAATGCTGTGTCATAGGCAATACACCAAACGACCAGCCGGTCCTGCATTGACCACCCAGCTGCTGCTAGAATGTGATCAATGACTTGGAAGGCCGCTAAAACCCACTGCGCAGACATACGCTTGTCGAACTTGGAATAGTCGCCAGCGATGATGCGCTCCTTGCCAAATTGAGTCAGATAATGGAACATCTCGTCCCACTCAGCAGAATGTGCTTGAGTGCCTGGGCCAGACTCAAACGTGTACTTGTTCTTCTGCACTAGCCGAACAAAGGACAACAGATACTTGCGTACCACGAAGACCCAGTCAGCTGGCGCGCCAGAAAAGACACGCGTGAGTTTGCCCAAGATTTTCTTAAACTTGGTTGGCTCATCCTTCAAGTGAGCTGTGAAGACAGGCATATGTCGGGTTCCAGTCTTGTACTTACCGATAATGTCGTCCACACGAGCAATGAAATCGTCATCAAACTCCACAAATGAATCCCACTGCTCATGCTGGCGGGGCTCAGAGAGATGCTTAGACTTCGACTCGCGCCACGGGAAACCCATAGACGTGCGTCGGTTCATCTTGTCAACAAATTGCACTCCAGGGAGGCCGTTGACGGTTGACTCATTGTCCAAGATGATGACCTCATCCAGATCCTCCTTGGTCAGGCGGGAGAGAATATCATCAGCGAAACTCTTCACGCACTCATCAAGAATGTCCTGACGAACTTTAAATTCCTGATGAACCACGTCCAAGGCAGCATGCCGCCAAGGCTCCCACCCTTGCATCACAGGGCGCCCGACTTTGGCTTCATAGCCGCGATCGTGCATTGCTCCTGCAATGAAGGTATCTGTCACCTTAGAACGATGCTTGGCACGGAAGCCAGGTAGGGAACCATACATGGTACCCACACCGTCCTTGATGTAGCGGAACACACTCTTAGGGTGCACAGGTTCCAATTGGATTGGAACTCCTTGCGCATCCTTCAAGTTGGGCGCTCCACATTGCACAGTTCCTACCTCTGGGAAATATGCTAGAGCACTTTGAACATGCTCTCGGGTAAGCTGCACAGAAGCAGCTTCATGGCGTCTTCCTCCGAATTGGTGGAGCCCTGCAATAATGGGGCCCACAGGAGTTTCCAACACCATAGGTGTGCCACAGTCACCATCGACTGTGTCAGCTGCAACCTTACAAGTCCACGACCTAAAGGTCTTGTCCATCTGTGCCCGATAGGCAAGATTGAGGACAGCTGCGCTCACAGCGTTCCGTGTAGGAACACCGTCAGCGGCACGGCCCAGAAGAAATCCCTTAGCCACACAATGAAATGTGGAGGCTGGCAGGAGATCAATCAAGTTCTTCTTCGGAGGCATACAGCCAATCCGGAAAAATACGAGGTCTGACTCTGGGAGTCTGAATACATCAAACTTACCCAGAAAGAACTTGAAACAGGCATTCACGCCTTCGCAGGCTTCACCTGCAACTATTGAAAGCGTGCAATCCTCTTCTGGAATGTTGTGGCTATTCGTCAC